ATTGGAAAACCCCAGTCGATTGACTGAAATCTTCCTCCCAAAACTGTTGACATTCATTATAAATGGCAAAGCAAGCTATTTCCAACAGTGCTAACCCAGAGTCTACTCTGGCTTCGCAGCTGCCGGGTGCGCCGGCGGCTGAGTCGATCTTGACCCAGCGCACCAACGCCCTTTGTCGTGGACTTTGTCTAGTTCTAGAGCATCATGCTGCTAGTCCCAGAGTCCTGAGTGGCCTGCGTGAGCAGGTCCATTCCTACTTAGATAGTTCCTCGTGTGAGAAGTCTTGGTTGAAGCGGTGCAAGCACCTACTGACCTACCCTCTCGCGAAATATCTTCGTAACGACCCCCCTGCCCCCCCAGATGCCGTTTTTGCACCTGCGGGCGAGCTCCGTGCGTGGATGAAAGTCCGACTTCTAGTCTTCTCTCGCAAGAACACGCACCTCTGGTACTCTTGGTTTCAAGCCAAGCGTTCGACGCTCCCTTTGAGCGCCGACATCATCGAACAAACGTATGATGACCACTTCGCCACCCTCTCTAAGGAGGACGACGGAGACGATGAGACAATCCAGTCCATCTTTGCTGACCCCACCTTTCGGCGAGTCCTCGATCAGGTACGCGAGAAATTTAATCGCAACTACCAATCATCGTCTGCCTTCGAGTCTTACTCGGCATCCACTTCGGCCTGTTTCGAACAGACTCGTGGGAAAGGCGGCCAGAACGGAGAATTAATCCGTCTGACCGGTGTCAGTGACTCCCCGTCCACTGAACTGCATAGCATGACTTGGTCACCTGCAGGCTATTGTGGCGGACACCGAGTTCTTAATCCGGTGTTTGAGGTGCGTCGCCCTCTTGACTGCGAGTTATGGAAGTCCCTAGGACCCAAGCTCCGCGACCGCGACATGTCCATTCCTATCAACTGTACCATACAGGCAGTCCTCGAACCGAACAAGGTTAGGGTGATCAGTAAGGGTGAAGCTCTCCCCTACTACAGTTGTAGGCCTATCCAGAAGGCTCTTCACGGCGCAATGCGTGATATGCCTCCGTTCCGGCTCATCGGTAGACCTTTTTGTCCTACCGACATGATTGATCTAGCAACCAAGGCTCGTGCTGACTGGGAGTGGTTCTCTGTGGACTACTCAGCAGCTACTGATGGCCTGTCGTGGAAGTACTCCGGGAAGATTTTCCGGTACCTGATGCAGGACCTCCCTAAGGAGGAGTACGACACGGCTATGGCTGTGCTAGGACCTCACCGTCTCTACTACCCTAAAGATGGGGGTAGACCGGTCTTCCGCGGTCTTCAGCGGAATGGTCAACTCATGGGCTCTATTCTCTCATTCCCAATCCTTTGTCTCGCCAATCTCGGCGTTTACCTCCTTGCCATGCAGCCCTCTCAGAGAGGCTGGTCCTATGCGGAGCGTCTAATCACGTCTTGATTAACGGCGACGACATGGTTTATGCTGCACATCCGGCTGTTTGGCCGGTGCATGTGAGTTTGGGTGAGAAAGTGGGACTAAAAATGTCCGTCGGAAAGGCCTATCGCCATCCGGTGTACGCCAATGTGAATAGCACAAGTGTACACTATGATCTGAGGCAGATGCCCGTTGGGCTGCCTCGTCGGGATCTCCGCTGGGAGCCGACGCCTTATCAGATCAACTATCTTAACGCTGGTCTCTACTTTGGACAACACAAGGTCCAGGAGAACGTCTCTATAGCGAAAGAAGAAGAAGATGGCCAGGAATCGGGTAACTGCGCGAAAGCCCTCGAGCTCGCGAATGCCCATCTCGGACAGGATCCATCACGTGGTCTTATCGTGAACCTGCCTACGGTCCTTGCCGGCTCTTTGCCTGGCAAGTCCTCTGAACTTCTGAAGAATTTCCTTAACGAGCACTCTGCTGTTGTGAAGAATGACACCTTCGTGGTGATCAAGAAGCGAGGTCGTTGGACCCCTCATCACAGGAATATCTTCCTCCCACTCGCCGTTGGCGGCATGGGTGTCCTACCCCCTTTAGGGTGGACTTTCAAGGTTACGGATGCGGATCGACACCTCGCTCATTGGATGACGAGATCGAAGCCTTATGCCCGTACTCAGCAGTTCCCACTTCCTTGTGGATGGCCACTTCAGGACGTCGATGATATTGTCGAAGCGCCTTACCTGAAGCCTAGAGGCCTTGAACTTGAGTTCCCTGAATGGAAGAGCTCTAGTCAGAAGATGTCCCTTAAGAGGACACTAGTTGGATGCGTGTATTATGCGCCAACCTTCGCATTGGAAGGGAAGATCGCTCAAGAGCGTCAACTCCTAGCCCATGAGATCACACACTGTGACCAGATCTCGGCTTATCGTAGGGAGTGCCTTGACTCTATGATCGATACCTACTATGCGGAGAATCCAATTGGGACTTATGACAGGCCATCACGTTTCACGTGAATGGGCGTTGCCTCCCTACCCTCCTCTGAGTGTTGTTGGACCTGGACAAGTCGCTAAACTGTCCATTGGGTCTTTGTGTATAAACTATCCAAAACGTTTGCTATATGCTCCAGGTATTACCGTTCAGGACGGGATGCCAGATATGTGCTATAAACATTTACGTTACTAAGAGGTGAATCCTCGGAATGTCGAGAGACTGCACGGATAGCGGGACAGAGGTCCCTTCGAACCCGAGCCTATTGGACTAATCATCCATAGGTGTAAGTAGAATTCGGTACGGAGTGTAAACCCTGTTTTGTCACAGAGATGAACAGTCCGCCCGTTCATGGCGGATCCAATACAATGAACAAGAACAACACTACATCGCCCTTGGGCTCAGTCGTGAACGCTCTAGTGCGTCCGACCTCTCAGGCCCCTCGTGGCGGCCGGCGTCGATCTGACCCGAACCGCCAGCAGCAGCCCCGCCAGAGTCTGCCTATGCTCCTTCCATCCCGGAGCCAGACTGCTAGGCAGCCGCAAGCCCCTCGCCTACGTGATCGCGATCAGATCGGATCCGTGGTGCGTACCCGTCTCACCCGCGCGGGTGTAGGTGACATCCGTCGCCTCCGCGTATCCTGGGTGATTGGGTACATCTATGTGGGGAACGGCACCGTCGGCTTGAACAATGCCGTCTACTTCCAGGACAAGGCTGGCAACCTTTGCAGCGGCTTCATCGCCGGCTCGCAATCTGGCCAGGTCCCCTGCGTCGGTTCTGACTCGCTCCTCGGAGCGGCCTATGTCTCCGACGTCTCGAAGCACTTTGCAAGGAAGAAGATCCTCCGCCACTGGATCCACATCGACTCGCTGCAGCCATCAACTGCTAACAATATGATGGCTGTGGTCGCCCCTAGTCGTGGTGGTGGAGGCACCGTCAAGAGCGTATGGTCCGGCGCGACTCCCGTCGCGAACACTGTCGAGAACGTTTCGTCTATGAAGGGAGCGTTCCCTATCGACAGTTGGGAGTCTAAGACCTCGGACATCTCCGGCTTCATTGCTGGGGGTTCCGGGTCCTCCCAGAACGAGTTCGAAATACAGAACACGTCTTCCGGCACCACAATCGAGAACACCGCCACTGACGGCGAAGGCCTCGTCCCTTGTTGCTTCGCGGTTGCGGGCAACTCGACCACTGCTACCCTAGCAGGGACGAAGGTTCACCAGGTAGTCCTCGAGCAAGAGCTCGATCTCCTGGACTATGTCGGCGGAATGGCCGCTGCGCAGCCCATCTCTTAGAGGAGAGAGGCTAACATAGGCGCGTGATTACTTCAAATCCGCAATACACAATAGAGAATTCCCGCATGTTCATGACAGTGCGGATGTATCCCCTTAGGAACTTCCAAAAACAAATAATAACAAGAAAATTTGTTCCTGAGGCGACGGTGACTGAACTTACCGTTTGTGCG